GAGGGAGTTTTCGATGTACCAACCACCAGGACCTTGGAAGGCATGGGAATACACCTTCGCCCAGGGGATGGTCTCACCTTCGGGGGCGGGGAGGAAACGGATAACAGCGTACCCGTTACCAGAAGCGTCAACCTCTGGTTTCCAGAAACGTTCGTCAACTTGCTTACCGCTAGCGGACTTTTCCAGTTCCTTTTGAAGGAAGGAAAAATTGTTCTGGGATTTACGCTTCAGATCTGCGAAAGACATAGGATTACCTCGGATTAGTTTGGATTTGGTTTGTATGATGCCCTATCACTCAGTCATTATAACAGGCACAGGGTCGGGCGTCAATCCCCTGTGCCACTTTTCAACTGTCTCTTCATCTGTCCAACGCGCTCAGTGAGTTCGTCAAACATCTGCTCTACAGTTGTTCCTGGCGTTGCGCCAAGCATAATAATACCCTGCTTCATGGTCTCCAGTACAGAGACCGCCTCGGGATCGTCACTTAACTTAATGCGGAAGTAAAAAGTCTTCTGCTTGTCGATCAGTTCCTCAAGTTTCTCAAAGTATTCCATCTTCCTCTCGTCATCGAGAAGAATAAAGTTCATTGCAGATCTAAAACAGAACTGCTGTAGTTCCATCATCTCTTGGATGTCACCACGGACTAATTCAGATTGAAAGAAGCTCATACTAGCATCAACTTGGCACGACTGGTTTTCTTCATAAAGTTTAGTTGTTGTGCCTCGTGGCGCAACTTTTCTTTCAGCGGTTTGCTGATCAACTTGTTAACACTATCTAGTTCAATTTCATTCAACTCACAGTAGTGGATTACCGAATCAATATAATTCATATCTGGATTGTGTAAAGCAATCTTCTCCACTTCCTGCGAGAATCTCGCAGCGGTCATAAATTTATCCTCTAATAATTGTTTCTTGTCCATATCGTTCTTGATACTCCGCGATGTACTCCATTAGTTTCATAAAGAATTCTTTTTTAGGTGGAAGCACTTTGACTTGAGTTTCGCCGTTCTCACAAGCAACGATAGTCACGAGTTGCTTTACGCTCAACCCGTAATTTTCTTGAAGCATACATGCGTATGCAGTTTCTTGGACGAAGTAGTCGTATAAGTATTTCTCACGCTTGGGTTCAGCGGCAGTCTTAAAATCGATGATAGACAACACACCGTCGAACTCAGCAATACAATCTACGCGCCCTGCAATCTCTAGATGTTTAGAATAGAGCGCCGCTTCCTGTAAGTAAATATTATTTATGCGGTCCAGAACAGGGCGACTATGCTGGAACATAAGCACGGGAAGCGGAAACTTACTATACTTTTTTAGATCTAGATTGTTGTTGAAGTAATCTTCAGCAATAGAATGATACTTTGTACCACGACCAGTGGATCGAGCAGAAATATTATTTGCTTTCTGCTCACCGACACGGGCTCGCCACCTAGCGATGCCCGCCATCTTTTCTTTGTTGTTGCTAATCACAGTGGTGACAGATGGAAACTTGTAGCCTTCAGGTGTGAGGTAAACACGTTTGCCATCCACCATTTCAGCAGACATTTCAATAGGATCTAGTCCCACATGATTAAACAACTTCATAGACCCAGATTAATTTTATTGATAAGGTAAGACTTAACTAGACCAGAGCGGACGATATCTTCAATACCAAACTCAATCAATGCAAACTCCTCCATGTTCTGAAGGATGCGCTGGAAGTCCAGAATACCAGAACGCTCACTGATCTTTTGCAGGTCAGTCTGTGCTGCGTCACCACAGAAAATAATTTTACTGTCTTGACCAACACGAGTGATAATAGAATCGAGTTCGTGAAAGTTTAGGTTCTGGCACTCGTCAATGATAACGATTGCATTGTCCAGTGTAGTACCACGGATGAAACTGGTGGACCAAAATGAAATAGTTTCCTGTGCCTTCAGATTATCATACAACATTTCGTATGAGTTATCGTCTGGCATCTCAAACATGGACTGAACCATGTTCTTGTAAGGAATCTGATAGAGAGAAGACTTATCCTCGTGGTCTCCAGGGAGGAAACCAATTTCTCTAGTTGCAACTAGAGAACGAACAATGTAGATCTTTTCGTATGGCGTGTAGTCATTCAGCACATCCTTGAGTGCTTTGTACAATGCTACAAAGGTCTTGCCTGTACCAGCAACACCATAAGCATAGATCATTTTACCTTCATCCCAGGCATCGAACATCACCTTCTGATTGTCAGTCAGTGGTTCAACGGGGAGCATGTAATCCTCACTGATGGGTTTGCGACGCTTGCGTTGCTTCGCAGTCATACCTTCCCCAGGTGCTTTAGTTGTCTTCTTTCTTGCTGGCATAATCAGTAGTTATATTTCTGAGTAATAGTTTTGTTGCGTGGTGCTTTAGGGATCACTTTGTTTTTCATAATGTCTTTCCATCCAGGATGGGTCTTTGCCATCTTGTCTCTCCAGTCACCGACTTCACCAGACCCAGGACAAGTAGAGGGATCACTCCAATCTCGTGTCCAATCGGGATTATCTTTACACCACTGGGTCCAGTCGTGAACACTCATGGTCACTTCTTTCTGTTCCCCAGTCTTAGTATTAATAACTGGATACGTCGCCATCTTCTTTCTCCTTTTTGTTAAATCCAAATGAACCAGACAACTTATCTTCTAGTGCTTGCTTAAGTGCAACAGCACCAATCGCTTCCATAACTTTGAGGACTTGCTCTGGTTTAGCATCCTCTCCAAGTTCTTTGGCGATATACCAATACTTAGGCCAAAACTTTTCTCCAGCTTTCTGGTAGTCTTCTAGTGTAAGTGTTTTCATAACCAACCGAGTGCCTCCGCACAAATAGGGAACTGTTCTGCGAACACACGCTTTGCATCTAGTGCAATGTCCATGTGTTCTTTCTGCGTTCCATTAGCAGAACGCAATTCGATGTAATGAATCCAAGAACGAACTGATCCTGTCATGTAAATCCTGGTTGGAACTGCTAGGGGAAGCACAAATCTTGCACACTCCTTTGCAATTCCCATCTCAAGCATGTGCTTGTAGATATCCATAGCACTCTGGAAGTGTCGCTTAAGTGTGATCTCAAGTTCTTGCTTCAAGAAAGGGTCAACATCATCAATAGAATTCTGACGATTCTTTGTATCCTGGCGGCGAAGATCGAACAAAGGGATCTCATCTGCCAACATAGAACTGTCAGCATACCGCTGGGAAAACTCTTGATATGTGAAGCTACGGTGCCTCAAAATTTGCTGAGCGATAGCTCTTGTAGTAGAGATTTCCAGAGTCATGAATGCTTGCTCGAACACAGACCAGTGGTTGTGCTTAATACAATACTTCAGAAGACCAGCAACGTTAGGATTCTCCTGATTGTTCGGATTGCTGACTCTCGCCACGTACCCCATTGTCTTCTCCGCTTCGGGAGTTACTTGCACTAGGCGCACTGACCCATGTTGTTGCTTCATTCTTAAATCCTTTGCTCATCAATTCACGTTTACGCTTAAGACCCTGCTTCGCTGCACGAAGTTGCAACTTCATGTAGTGGATCTCCTCATTAGTATACAGCATTGGGTTCTTATCCGCAAGCTTAATAGCTTTCTTCGCTGCTTTAATTGTATCCTTGAATCTCATTAGGTATAGTTACCTCCGTAGTATGCTTCGTAGTATTTGACAATGCCAGCGGTGCTGACATTACCTTGAGATACCCAATCATGGGCGCACTCATAAATTGACTGCGAAGAATACTTTGGTACGCCACCTTCTAATTGGTGACCAAACTTTGAAAGCAACACCTTCAATGCTGCTTCCCGATATTTCATACGCTCATCACTATAGCGCCAGTCAGTCTGGGTATCCGTCATCGTCTCCGTCGTTGTAATTAAAACCAAAGTGTGGTCCACCTTGTTGCAATTGAATTTTGTATGCATCAGTGTCAGAATAAACCTCACTCTCTAACGCATTGGTAAGAGACTTAAGGTTCTTGACGATGAGTTTAAGTTTTTCTCTATCCATGTATTTATTATGACATGTGTTCAGATTATAGCATAAAAAAAGGAGGGTGTCTAACCCTCCTGAAAAATAATTATAAAAAAATTCTCCTACATATTCGTTTACATTCGTTTTGGTTTAGGGCATCGCACTCAATCAAGCACTCATAATAATCGTTGATCTTTTGGTTTTCAGCTTCAAGTTCATCTATTGTGTCCTCAAAGTGTCGCCACTCATCGAATTGAGCTCTTGATAAGATATTGTGCATGACAGTATCCTC